AGAGTTAAGTAATAAGAGAGTAACTTAAACCTCAAGGAGTGGTAAACCTAAAAGACCGTGACTGAGAAATACTTCTCAAAAGGAAGTGGATACGAAGGGAAACAATAATCCTTCAAAAGGTTCTCATAGAAAGCTATAATCTCAGGCTTCGTTTAACTTAAAATATTATATCGTGGGATAGAGCAGCGGTAGCTCGAAAGGCTCATAACCTTTAGGTCGGGGGTTCGAATCCCTCTCCCGCAACTAAAAATTTACAGGTGAGCTTGTCTCACCTTTTTTTATTCTTATATTTCTAATACCGTTCAGGTATAAACAATAATTCTTTTATTTTATGGAAATGTTTTATTTCACTTTAGGTGTTCTTACGATTATTGCTTTGACATTGGTTGGGGTGGTAGTTTTGGGGATGAGTAAAGTTCAAAAACTCCAAAGAGAGATGATGACTTACAAAGAACAGTACAGATGGGATTTTGAAAATAATCATCGTCGTTTTGAGGAACAACAGAGAATAACTCAAGAAAGATTCTCGGATTTCTACAGAGATTTTGACAAACTTCACCAAGAATGTACAAGTTACACCGACAAAAGAATTGATAAAGCGATTTATCAATACAAAGAAAGTTAAAAAGAAAACCCCTCCGAAGAGGGGTTTTTTTAATTGGTGGAGGTACGGGGAGTCGAACCCCTTCCTACTCATCTTAACTACTAAGCCCTACATGTTTAGGTCAACATCGCTTCTCAATGTTCCGAAATATTGGTTTTTGAGCTCTCAAAACCACAAACGAGTTGTGTTTCTTTTAGGGTAGAAACCACACCACAGTACGAGCTTCTGTTCCAAGGTTATATGCTTACCGACCCGTTTTGTATCCCAATCCTAGATTAGGCTACTGAAATGTTCTCTTCAGTACGGATAAGACCAACTGCTGAGAGTTTGTTGAAAATGTTGCCATTTATCATGTGAACCAGTTTTACAAGGTTAGTTCAGCCTCGACATGCTCCGAGTAATTAACTATGCTAGTCAATTCCAAGTTACCCCCATATTTCAAATAACGATGGTACAAAGATATAAATAGTTTATCGGTAATCCAAGTATTTATATAAAAAGTTTTTAATGGAATTATATCAGGCACTTGTACAATTTCGTGATTCGGACATTGACCCTATGTTTGTTAGGGAGGCGGATGATGACAATGTTGTGAAAATAATAAAAGTTGCCAAAAATAGAGGTAAATCTTTGGTTGAGCTACGTTTTACCGAAGAAGAATTTATGAAAATTTTTATTGATGATGAAAATGATAACTCTAATACCAGTGGAATAATTGCTGCTTGTGAAAATAAATATTCGAGTAATTTATTTGTTGACTCACATTGGGGTAGGGAAGAAATGGGAGGAGGTTATCCATTTGATTATTTTAATGAAGAAAATACACAGTTATTAAGAAATATTTTAAAATTAGTTAATCCATCTCTCGCTAATTTTGAAGTTAGGTATACTGAAGGTGTTGGTGCTTTTTTTTCTAAAGTTTTTGAGAGGGAATCTGATGATATTGCGTATTACTATGCGGATTATTATGATGAGGCACTTAAGGCTGGATGTTTGGATTATGTCAATCGAAGATTATGTGGAAAGTTTGACAATTATGGTATTATGGAAAAAAGTTGCCGAGAACATTATGTAACCACGGTAGATTTTTTAATTGATTTTTGGGACTCTACAGGAACACCACACGATGAAAGTATTATAGTAATGTTTAAAAATTTTGTATCTAAAAATAATTTGGAGTTTGATGAAGATTTATGGCAGGATTACTGGGATTATTGGGATGGCAATAATTGGGATGGAGATTCATTTAATAGAGAGGTTAATAGAATTTTGGATAGATTATATAATAGATTAACCGAAGATATGGAACCCGAAGAATTGGAAAACATGAAAAAGTTCTATGTGATGATGGACAAATTAAATATTCAAATTGGAAATTGGAGCGCATTCCCAAAACAAAAAACATTTGGTAAATTGGACCTGAACAAGATTTTCCAAGTTTCGGATTTTGAGGATGGTAAAATAAAAGTTTTATATAAAAAAGATAAAAATAACTATTACGACGTTCAAAAAATGTTAATTCCTATAGAAGATTTTGCCAATTTCTTATATCACCCCGAATTATTCTAAATAAATTTTATTTATCAAAAATATTGGCCTATCTTTGTCGTTATGACAAAAAACCTAAATTTACTTAAATCAGTTTTATCTGTACCAACCAAAACTTATCAAGAAGAATTGATGATTGAGTTTTTAATTGATTGGTTAGAGCGAAACAATATTGAGTATTCAGTAGATGAACATTGGAATGTTTATGCCACCAAAGGTGAGATTGATAAACATTCTTATTACCCTTGCGTTGTCGCCCATACTGATACCGTACATAACATTGATGTAATCAATATACGTGAGGAGGAATTAAAGAACGCACAAGGTCAGATTCGACCATCTTTGAAGGCGTATAATGACTTAGGAAAACCAACTGGTATTGGTGGCGATAATAAGTGTGGAGTTTTTGCTTGTTTGGAATTGTTAAAAGAACTTCCCGTATTAAAGGCCGCATTCTTTGTATCAGAAGAAACAGGTTGTCACGGTTCAAGAAAGGCAGACCCAAATTTCTTTGAAAACGTCGGATACGCAATTCAATTCGATGCTCCATTCAATTGGATGGTTACTGAATACAGCATGGGTGTTAAATTGTTCGATAAGTCGGATGACTTCTTCAAAAAATGTGATGAGGTTTTAAATGAGTCATTTGAAGGACGACAAAAATATGGTTCTCATCCATATACTGATGTATATGCCTTGAGAAGCAAGTTTGATTTTTCTTGTATCAATATCTCAATCGGATATTATGATTATCACACACCTGAAGAATATGTTGTAATTGAAGATGTATTCAGTGGAATTGACGCTGGTAAAAAAATGATTGAAAAATTGGGTAACAAAAAACACAAGGCCTCGATTGTAAAAGAAAAACAATTTTTGCTTTTTTAAGATATTTATTAAAAAAAATATCATGGCGAAAGTTATTAAACTCACAGAATCGGATTTAGAAAATATTGTAAGAAAAGTAATAGAGGAACAAGAAACCCAAGAAGGTGTTTTTGACCCTTTGGTTAACGCGGCTCAAGGTCTAAAGGGTGTTTGGAGAGGAGAAGGATATGACTATTTCAAATATTTGAGCTCATTGAGAGGTTTAACTCGTAAGTTAAAAAAACTTGACGCTCCAAATGTTAAAATAATGACTCAATTAACCGATTTGAAAAATAAGGTTACTGTTTCAAAAATGCCAACCGATAAAAAACAAAATCTTATAGATACAATAGATAAAGCGATTGCTCATTTCAATGCCTATTCCAACTTGATTAATACGATAGAGCAGTTATCTTCACAAAAATTATCATAAAAAAAGGGGTCTTATGACCCCTTCTTCTTTCTTGCCTTTTTAGTCTCGGTAATTTTGACATTACCTTCTTCCGCGACTAACTCATATTCCTTTTCTTCGGATATGTTTCCTTTTAATACTTCTTCAGAAATATAATCCTCTATTTTATCTTGGATTGCCCTTTTGAGTGGTCGAGCTCCATATGTTTCATCAAAACCAACTTCAGATATTAAATCTACGATTGAATCCGTGAAATTAATTTTGTATTTCAAACCATTCAATCTATTAGACAATTTATTCAATTCAATTTTAACAATCTCGGCAATTTGTTCTTTCTTAAGATTATTGAAGACAATTATTTCATCGATTCGGTTAAGGAATTCAGGTGCGAAGAATTTCTTCAATTCTTTTTTCAATATATCCCTTTTGTATTCTTCTTCAATGTAAGAATTTGTTGCTGATTTGAATCCAATGCCCGTACCAAAATCTTGTAACATTTTAGCTCCAATGTTTGAGGTCATAATGATAACACAATTTTTGAAATTAATTTTTCTACCCAAACCATCAGTAATATGACCGTCATCCAATACTTGTAACAGTGCTGAAAAAATATCTTTGTTTGCTTTTTCAATTTCATCAAACAATACTACAGAATAAGGTTTGTTTTTCACTTGTTCTGTAAGTTGTCCTCCTTCATCATAACCAACATACCCAGGAGGAGCTCCAATCAAACGAGAGATAGTATGTTTTTCTTGGAATTCTGACATATCAACTCTGATAAGGTTGTCCTCACTACCAAATATTTCTTTGGCAAGTTGTTTTGCGAGCAATGTTTTACCGACACCAGTAGAACCCAAGAATATAAATGACCCAATCGGTTTGTTAGGGTCCTTAATACCCAAACGATTTCTTCTGATTGATTTTGAAATTTTGATTACCGCTTCTTCTTGACCAATAACTTTTCCTGAAAGATTTTTCTCTAATTCTGTCAGTAATTTTGTTTCATCGGAGTTTAGTTTTGAGATTGGAATTTTGGTCATATTTGACACAACTTCATAAACCAATTCTTCGGTTACATCTCGTTTTGATAACAACAAATCGACCTCGAATTTCTTTTTTTCATCCTCAAGTTTTGATAGGATTTTCTTTTCCTTATCTCTCAAATTTGCCGCTTCCTCATAGTTTTGTTTTTTAACAACATCTAACTTTTGTTGTTTAATATCCTGCGCCTGTTTTTTCAAATCATCAATAATTTCTGGCATCTTAATCTCAACTTGACTACGAGCACCAACTTCATCAATGATGTCAAATGCTTTATCAGGGAACTCACGGTCTGTAATATATCGTTCGGCCAAATCAACACATAAACTTAAAATTGGGTCTGAATATGATACCTTGTGGTATGTTTCATATTTGTCCTTTGTGTTTTTTAGAATTTGAAGTGTTTCGGCCTTTGTTGCGGCATCCACAACAACTTTTTGGAAACGACGCTCAAGCGCCCCATCTTTCTCAAAGTTTTTACGATATTCATCATTGGTTGTTGCCCCAACACATTGAATTTCTCCACGAGCAAGTGCTGGTTTGAATATATTTGACGCATCCAATGAACCCGAAGAGTTACCGGCTCCTACGATAGTGTGAATTTCGTCAATGAAGACAATAATATTTGGATTACTTTGTAACTCTTCAATAATCACCTTCATACGTTCTTCAAACTGACCACGATATTTTGTACCGGCAACAATTGAAGTCATATCTAAAGATACAATTCTTTTGTCCTGTAGATTTCTTGGGCAATCACCTTCAAAGATTTTAATTGCCAATCCTTCAACAATTGCGGTTTTACCACAACCTGGCTCACCAATAATAATTGGATTATTCTTTTTTCTTCTTGAAAGAATTTGAGCTATCCTTGTGATTTCTCGTTCTCTACCAACCACAGGGTCAATCTTACCTTGTTCGGCAAGTTTGATTAAGTCCCTACTAAAGTTATCTAGTACAGGTGTTCCACTATCACTAGTTTGTTTTGATTTTTTTCCATCATTATCCGCAGATTCTATCATAACTGTTTTTTTTCTAATAATAACCATTATTTTTTAAAAAAAAAGTTATGGCAATACTCAAAGAAGAAATTATTGGTACAAAGATTATCAACGAGATTCAGTCAAGTAATATTAAGAAGACCGAATATGATACCGAAACTAAAAATTTATTGGTGACATTCAATAACGGGGCAATTTATGAATACCAAGAAGTGCCCCACCAACTTTATACTCAATTCAGAATGAGTGAGTCACAGGGTAAATTTTTTAGTGGAAAAATCGCAAAGACGTTTAAATACAAAAAATTCTAACAATTACCTCAACTCAAATATTTATGAGTGATGAGTAATTTAAAAAGAATTTTATCAAGTTTTACATCTCAAGACGAACTTAATCCAAAGATTTGGATTAAAGATGGAGATGAATACAAGATGAGACCAAACGTGGTTAAGTCTTTGCTTGATATTGCGAATGATTTTATTGAATTTTTAGGAGTGGATATTATAGTTACCGATATTATTATGACCGGGTCATTAGCTAACTATAACTGGTCTGAATTTTCTGATGTTGATTTACATATTGTTGCGGATTTTGCCCAATACCCTGAAAATCAATTACCCCTATACCAAGAACTTTTTAGTCTTAAAAAAACATTATATAACGATAAAAGAGACATGAAAATTTATGATTATGATGTTGAACTATATGTTCAGAATGAATCAGAGGCTCATTTTAGTAGCGGAGTTTATTCAGTTTTATTTGACGAATGGAGCAACAAACCCAAGAAAGAAAAAGTTAAAGTTGATACCAACTTGATTAAAACAAAGTCACAACAATGGATGGACATCATTGATGGTCTTATCGAAAACGCTTCTGACGAAACTTTAGATGATGCTAAAAAAATGATTAAAAAGCATAAAGATAAATTAAAAAAATATCGTACTTGTGGATTAGAAAAACAAGGAGAATATTCTGACGAGAACTTGGTATTCAAAGTATTAAGACGAAATGGTTATATTGAAAAATTGTATGATTTTGAAAACAAATATTCTGATAAGAAATTATCCCTTAAAGAAAAACATAGATTATAAAAATTCTACATTTTCACATTAAACGCATATTTATATAAAAATAATTTACACAAAAAAATAACATGGGAAAATTAAAGCCTATTGGAAGTGAAAAACTTCAAGGTATGGACAAAATCAATCGTATGATTGAGATTGCTAGATACAAAGAAAACATACCAAATCCAATCAATGAAGATGCTTCTGTTGAGTACAAAAAAGTTTTACCTGACGGGCATACTTACCGAATTGATAAGGAAAAGAATGGTTATGTAATCGTTAAAGGACTTAATGAGTCTGAAATGGATTATATTGAACCAATGAAAAATAGAAAATATTATTCTTCATACTCACAAGCATTCAAGAGATTGAACTTAATTACCAAAGAAGTTAATAGTTTGATGGGTAACGAAAAAAACGTTTCACTATTCAATGAAGGTGATGAGAAGAAGGATAAAACAAAATATTTCCTGAAAATGGAACAAGCCCCTCCTACGGCGGCTCCCGCGCCAGCACCCGCGCCGGCTCCGGTACCCGCGGAAGTACCGGCTGAAGAACCAGCCCCTGAAATGCCAGAGGAACCAATGGAACCTGAAATGGATGCGGAGACTGAAATGGGTGATGAACAAGATGAAGAAATTGTAACTTTCAAAACCATTCAGAAATTAACAGGTAAGTTGGCTCAAAAAATTAGAACACTTGCGGCTGACGAGGAAAACCCAATGTCATCAAAAGACATTAAGTATGTAATTAATTCTGTTTTATCGGCATTTGATTTGAATTTATTGGATGAAGAAGACAGAGATGAAATCATGGGTAAATTCGAAGGTGAAGAAATGGCGGGTGATGAGATGGGAATGGAAGATATGGGTGATATGGGTGATGAAGAAATGCCTGCAGATGAAATGGGTGATGAAGAAATGCCTGCGGAAATGATGGAAATGTTCGATGAATACGAATCAGAAGCCCCTGAAGAACCAAGAATGGCTAAAATCAAAGGTCTTGATGACAAACATTCGTTTGGGGTTGAGGACATGATTGAAGGTTTGTTTAGTGAGTCAAAAGTTGACCAAATCCTGAAAAAATATTTCAATGTAAGTGAAACTGAAAAAGTAATTACTGAACAAAAGAAAGATAGAAAAAAAGAAATGATTTGGAAAATTAATCAGTTGAGTGAAAATGTTGAACAAGAAGTTATCTCACGTAAATTGATTAACAAATTTTCTGACGCTAAATTACTTGGCAGAACAAAGAAAAAAGATTTAGTTTTTGAAATAAATGAATCAAAAGTTAGAGTAACCCCAAAAGGTGAAATTCTATGAGTTATTTGATTTATGTAAATGAGTTAGGTCCAAACTATAAGGGAGACAACATTTATGAGTTTATTTTCTCGGATAGTTTAGACGGAGTTTGGGGTAACTCTTGGGAATCAAAACCGTCAAACGGTTACCCATCACCACCGGACTTGGAATTTATAAAAAAGGTAGGAGTTCTAAAAAACGATACAATTAGTATGTCAGTTATTCAGAACTCCGATTTTTTTTCTATGATAGACGCAATTGACGAAGTTATTGCCCTATCTTGGGAGAACGATAGTGAAGAAGTGAATTTCGATACGAAAAAAAGATTAGTTTTTCGTTTCGGAGAAAAAGAAGAAACGGTTAAAAATAAACTTTACGAACGAGATTTAGTATTGGAGTTCGAAAAAAAAGTGGTTTATGAACATTGAAAAAAAGATATTAAGATTATTGGAACATGGGTTCAATACATCTACATTAGCAGACCTGAAACCAAAGCAGATTGAGGCGTTATATAACAGATTGGTTGAGGCTAAAGAAGAAAATAATGAGGCCGAAATTCTTTTAGACCCTAAAAATCCGGCTGACATGAAAATGGCTCAAGAAAAAGGAATCGCAACTGCGGATGGTAAAATTAAAACTCCCATGAGTGAGGTAGATAATACTGAAACTGAGGACATTGCGTTGGCGGTAAGTGAGAAAGACCCTGACTTAGGTTTAGCGATGAGTGAAGACTTAAAAGAAAAATTTGAATCCAAGAAACAACAGAAATATTTTTTTGCTAAATGTGGTGATGGTAAAACTAAAGAACAAAAAAAATGGTGTAAAATGGCAAAAGAATTTGCTGATTCTACCAAAAACTTTAGTAAATTACCTGAAAAAAAAGATGAAACAAGTGAAGAATTCTCATTCAAAAATTATTTAGAAAAGGTTGGAAGTACTATAGCAGGAAATATAGCTAAAGAGGTCCCAAACTCATTGAGGCCAACATTCGAAGGTAAATTGGAAGAAAGTATTATGAAAATGGTAAACAAACATATAACACCAAAAATGACCAAAAAAGATTTTATAAAAACAATTACGGAAGCGGAAAAGGAAGTTGAGACACCGGTTAAACCAGATGTTAAACCTGAAAGACCAAGACCACAAACTCCGTATCAACCAAAGCACAAACCAGCTCCAAAGGCGGGAGAGAGAGAAGTTGAGACACCGGTTAAACCTGACGTTAAACCTGAAAGACCGAGACCGGCAACACCATATCAACCAAAACATAAACCAGCTCCAAAAGCAGAGGACGTTCCACAGTGGCTAACATTCGATGCGATTGGTATTAATTTGAAGTAAAATGAGCTTTAATCCTAATATGAAAAAAACTTTGAGCGAAAAAACTAAATTAAAGAAAAAACTAAATGAAGCGCCAATCGATTATGAAGGACCTGAAAGAATGGACCCAAATATCGAAAGAAAAATTACAAGTAGAGAAACTCCATTTTCATCTAATCCGGCAATGCCAACAGGTGACCGTGACTTTGTTGAATTGGTTTCATCTAAAAGATTTAAGGATTCTGTAGAGAATGTTGGTCGTTATTTAGGTACAACAGCTCCTTTACAAGGTCGTAATCCTTTGATGCAACTTATGGGAATGGCGATGCAGTCCCTACAACAAGTAATGAGAATCGAATTCCAAAACAAGGAGTATCTTGAGAGAATGGCGGTTGATTTAGTCAAAAAAGAAATGGGTATTCCTGAAGGAGCCATGCAATTTGACGCAAAATTGGTTTCAGGTCCATTGTCTTCGGCTGAAGGAATGAGAAGTGAGCCTCAAAAACCAAGCAAAGAAGATGTTAAACAAGCATTTAAACATCAAGAAGAACTTGAGGATTTTGCCGATGAGTTTGAGAAATTCAATTTAGAAAAGGCAAAAAGAAGATTTATCAATTCATTAATACAAGGGGCATCTAAAAAAGGACACTATATGTTTGAGTTGGTTAGAGATGAACTAAATCGTCTTGACCCAAATTTGGTAAATTTATATGGTGTTAACCAATCACTTATGGACCATCTCTATTGGGTAATGCCTGACATGGAAGGTATGGCGGCAAGTGGTGGAGGTCAAATGGGTCAAACAAGCGTTGACCCTGAAACTGACCCCCCAACAGTTAAAGCAAGAGCGGCAACTTTCCCACTTCTTATTCACGAATTGATTAAGGGTGTGTATGAAATATTTGGTACTCACGGATTACCAGATGACCCACGTCAAGCAGAAATGGTTATGGGGTCTGAAGATACTCTACCATCAGAAATATGGGATATGAGATTAGGTCCGATATTTTGGGAAAAATTCACAGCGGCTTACCCACTTGAGTTATTTGACGAGGATAAGAAACACATACAACATTATTTGTTTATGAGATTTTCTAAACTTGAGGCTAAAGAATTCTTCAAACTAGCCAAATTAATTAACAGTGGTGACCCACAAGGTGAGAAAGTTATCAAAAGAATGGTTGATGAGATTGTTTCTGATTTGAAGAAACAAGAATATGAACAAGAAGCTTCCAAATGGGAAGACGATGATATCGATGACGTAGATTTAAGTAGTTTAGGTCTTTAATTAAAAACCCCCACATTGTTGGGGGTTTAATATTTATATACAAATACAATCTTATGACAAAAGAACAAGTGATGATTGAATACGTTAGGTGTATGAAGGATACTTCATATGCCCTTCGTACATATCTGCAAACCTATGACAATACAGTTTCAAAATACGTACCTTTGGAATTATTCCCTGACCAGATATCCTTACTTGAGGATTATGAGAACTTTAATGAAAACATTGCGTTAAAATATAGACAGGCGGGGGTATCTACAGTTACCGCAGCTTGGGTATCAAAAAAACTGGCATTTGCTAAAAAAATTAAGCCGGAAAAAATTCTGATAATCGCTAACAAACTTGATACATCTCAAGAAATGGCGAATAAAATCAGAGCATTTATTGGCCAATGGCCGTCTTGGGTTGGGATTGATTTCTCAACTGAAAAGGACTCACAGAAACATTATAAATTAAACAATGGGTGCGAGGTTAAGGCCGTGGCAACATCTAAAGATGCTCTCCGTGGATTTACTCCGACAATATTAATATTTGACGAGGCGGCGTTTATCGATGCGGATAGTGATTTTTGGGCGGCTTGTATGGCGTCGTTATCTACGGGTGGTAAAGTAATAGTTGTATCAACACCAAACGGATATGACCCAATTTATTATGAAATATATGACCAAGCATTGAGAAATATGAATGACTTTAAAATTTCTGAAATGTATTGGTTTAGAGACCCAAGATATACTAGAGATTTATATTTGGTTAAGACAAAAGATATTATTCATTATCTATTAAACAAAGAAGAATATAGTCCTGACGATGTTATCAGTTGGGAAAATATACCATTTGAAAAAAGAGATTATGTTGAGTTAAAATCAATTATGGATACAGGTTATAAAGCGTGTTCGGCTTGGTTTGAAGGAATGGTTAAGAAACTTAAATATGACAAACGTAAAGTTTCACAGGAATTGGAGTGTAACTTTTTGGGGTCAGGTGATAACGTATTTGACTCAAATTTGTTACAAAAAGTTAGGGAAAATTATATACGAGAACCACAAAATAAAATGATGGGTAATGCCCTTTGGATTTGGAAAGAACCTGTTATTGGTCATAAGTATGTAATGGGGGTCGATGTTAGTCGTGGAGATAGCGAGGATTTTAGTTCGTTCCAAATTATTGATTTTGATACACGAGAACAAGTTGCCGAGTTTGTAGGAAAATTACCTCCTGATACAATGGCCGATGTTTGTTACAAATGGGCGAATATGTATTCTTGTTTTGTTGTGATTGATATCACTGGTGGAATGGGTGTTTCTACCGCAAGAAAAATGCAAGAAATAGGATATAAGGACTTATATGTTGATGGTGTTGACACTGCGAACAAATGGAAGTGGGACCCAAAAGCTGCTGAAAAAATACCTGGAATTAATTTTAACAACAAACGAGTACAGATTATTGCCGCTTTTGAGGAAGCAATGAGACACGAATTTAAGATTTACAGTAATCGTTTGTTTAACGAGATGAATACGTTTGTTTATATAAACGGACGACCTGACCACCAAAAAGGTCACCACGATGACTTAATCATGTCAATCGCGATGGCTTGTTATGTTGCGGAATCTTCATTCTCACAATTAACAAAAGTTACAGAACAGACAAAGGCAATGTTAGAATCTTGGTCCGTTAGTAATAATGATAATGTAAGCGCTCAAATCGCATTTAATCCGGTAATACCAAATTATACTGATAGAACCAATCAATTTAACGGTAATAATATAACCAAAGATGATTATATGAAATACGGTTGGTTATTTGGAGGTAGATAATATTTATATAAAACCAACAAATCAATATCTATTTAGTTATTATTTGTGGTGATTAAAATTACCCTATGGAGAATAACAATAATCAAATTACGGTTTGGCAAAGGTTAACGAGAGCATTTGGACCAAATGCGTTACTCAACCAAGATTACCCAACCTACAAATTCGATAAGAAGGAGTTACTTCGCACAACTTCAAAACAAGAATACGATAAAGAGCTGTTACAAGCTCAACAAACTTTTTATTTAGCAAATCAATGGACTAAAATAGAAAGTAATCTTTATACTCAAGCGGTTTATTACGAACCAACAAGATTGGCCTCGTTTTATGACTATGAATCTATGGAATATACTCCCGAGATTTCAGCGGCATTAGACATCTACGGTGAAGAATCAACGACAGTTGACCAGAATGGTTATATGCTTCAGATTTATTCTGAATCAAAAAGAATTAAGGGTATTCTAACCGATTTATTTAACAATGTTTTAGATATTAACACCAACTTACCTATGTGGACTAGAAACACTTGTAAGTATGGTGACAACTTTGTGTATTTGAAATTAGACCCTGAAAAAGGTGTTGTAGGATGTATGCAGTTACCGAACATTGAGATTGAGCGTTTGGAACGTGGTATGCCGGCAAAATCACAGAATGTTGAAGAACCAAAAGAAAATAGAGGGTTAAGATTTAAGTGGAAAGCAAAGGACATGGAATTTAATTCATGGGAAATTGCCCACTTTAGATTGATGGGTGATGACAGAAAATTACCATACGGTACATCTATGCTGGAAAAGGCTCGTCGTATTTGGAAACAGTTATTATTGTCTGAAGATGCGATGTTGATATATAGAACATCGAGAGCACCTGAAAGAAGGGTATTCAAAGTGTTTGTCGGTAATATGGATGATAAAGATGTGGAGGCGTATGTACAACGTGTCGCCAACAAATTCAAACGTGACCAAGTTGTTGACAATAAAACAGGTAATGTTGATATGAGATTTAATCAAATGGCAGTTGACCAAGATTACTTTATTCCTGTTAGAGACGCTGCGGCACCAAACCCAATTGACACATTACCTGGCGCTCAAAACCTGTCAGAAATTGCGGACATTGAATACATCCAAAAGAAACTTTTGACCGCACTTCGTGTACCAAAGGCGTTTTTAGGATTTGAGGAAGTTGTAGGTGAAGGTAAGAATTTATCTTTACAGGATATTCGTTTTGCTCGTACAATCAACAGAATTCAAAAATGTATGATTGCGGAAATGAATAAAATCGCAATCATTCACTTGTTTTTGATGGGATTTGAAGATGAATTATCAAACTTTACATTAGGTTTAACCAATCCATCAACTCAGGCCGATTTACTTAAGATTGATGTATGGAAAGAAAAAATATTACTATACAAAGATGCGGTTGCGGCCATCGAAGGTATCGCTCCTGTGTCAGTTTCTTGGGCTAAAAAACACGTACTTGGATTCTCTGATGAAGAAATTAAACTTGATTTACAACAACAAAGAATTGAAAAGGCCGTTGGTGCCGAATTAACTAATACCGCGACAATCATCACACATACAGGTATATTTGATAATATCGATAAATTATATGGTTCTGTCACTGGCGGTACTGCCGCTGGAGGGGCCGCAACACCACCACCTCCACCAGGTGGGGAAGATATGGGAGGAGGAATGCCTCCACCACCCCCACCGGCAGGAGGTGAAGAACCACCAATTCCCGAGTCGTTTAAAAGGGATAATTTGAAAATTTTACTAGAGAATGATAGTCTAACTGAATCAGATAGTTTTATAGATTTATCAAAGGCTAAAAATTCTTTGGGGGAAATTGAGTCTGAATTGTCAAAACTCTTGAGGGATTGATATTTATAAATAAAAAGACATGGTAAAGTTCGGTTTATTAAAATCAAAGATAGAAAAATTGATGTTAGAATCTTATTCTAACGGAACATTCAAGACTGAAATGAAAAATTTCAAAAAGAATGTATTGGAGAATAAAAACATTTCAAAACTTTTCTATCTGTATGATGAATTGAATTCTAATAAAGGTTTGAATGAATCTATTGTGGATGATTATATCTACGAATGTATAACGATATACGAAAATACAATCAATAAGATTAAAAATTCAACTCTTGTTGATTTATCTAATTGGGTGGTTAATGTAAAGTCAGAT